AGAGTGAGTCACTGTAATGGACGCAAGACCGTACAGCCCGACTCAAACGGGAAGCCTGTCGGTGCAGGGTGCAGGTGGATTGCCATGAGCATACTTGTATAGCGTCTGTGAATCGCTGCTTTACGTGTCTACCACACCTCCCGGTCAAGAACCCATGCCGGTCGTCGCTGCCTACCGGTTGCTCCGGAAGCGGTGTGCTTATGCAGTTGTCAAGGTTCTGAGGACCGGCAGAGCTGGCGGTGGAGCTTACGAGACTCTCCTCCCCCTTAACAGGGAGAGTCGAGTATGCGTAACCGTCCAGCCAGCTGCTGTGTAGCCATCCTACAGCCTGTGGTGCCGTTTTGGGCGGCTCAACCCATTAGCGATGCTTATCACTGTGATCAGAGGTGGGCAGATCGACTGCAGGAGAACGGTGTTTAGCCGTGCTTATCTGTTGGTGTCTGATTGATAAGGGTGGCGCGACAGATCGTGACAGAGCGAGTCGCAGCGGTCGAGCGTCGGTCTCAAGCCGGTTCAGCGCCGGTTGTGTCCAGCGCACCTGCGGCAAACACAGGTACGCAAGCGGCGTAACGCCAGTGCTAGCCAGCGTTGTGCCGGTGTCCAGCCGGGGGTAACCCGCGTCCAAGCGCGTACGACCGCGCACCCCCCCTGGGGGGTACTGCGTCATGGCTCGAACGTGGTATAGGCTTCAGAAATTTCTGTTAAAAATCTACGGTTTAACGCCAGTTTTACGCCCAGACTGCTGCGTAACAAGCCGGAAAACAGACAGCGATAAGCTGTTTACACTGGTCTGCAACCGCTTTATGCTCCTTTTGAGTGCCGTTAGCACAGCGAAGGTCACAGTAATGGATCCAAGACCGCAGGGTACCGTTCATGTACATCCGAGTAGGGGTACTGAGGGGTAAGACATCCCTTGCACACTCTTTAGCAATACCGGCTTCAAGCAGTTTTCGATAGACTAACTCAGAATGCTTATAGAGTTGTTTAATCTCTTGTTTAAGGAATAGGTCTTCATCTTCTACTTCAATACTATTCTGTCTATTCTTGGTATCTTGAAGGCGAAGCTCCGGCATAACGCCGGTACCAAGCAGTGTTGCATCGGCGTAACGCTGACTAAACTCCTGGAATGAAAAAGAACGGTGACGCAGTATTTGAGCTGCTACTGACCGAGTAGTTTCTATTTCTACGCACATGTTTACCATCTCAAACGGGGACCAATGTTTATGGTCAATGAGATACTTAATCAAACGAGCACTTGTCTGAGTGTTGTTCTGATTAGCTGGGTTAGATACCCGTGCCATATAGGCTACTAATTCATCACCTTTGTTGGTGTGGTGAACTAGTTGTACTTGGTGGTGGTGGATAGACATACAGTAGTAAAACGGAAATAAGCCGTATTTTGTTTGATGTGGTGGAAAAATAAAACCTTATTCGGTTTACCGGTAGAAAAGAAGGGGGAGATTTGTTGTCTCCCCCAACACAGGAAGTCCACCCTTCTTCCTGTATACATAACGGCTTGGTTAAATCCAAGTCGGTGACTGACCTTTTGAAAGCCCTCTAGCTTGTCTTCTTTGCTCTAATGTAAACCCTAAAGCTAGGTGGTTTGTCGCCTGTTGTGGGTCGTCAATAAAAGCTTCAAGTAGGTCGTTCCAATCATCCCGTTTACGCTGTTTTATTACTTCTTGTGCCGAGATAGACATAGCGTCTGTAAAGTATTTAACGCCTTGTGCCAGTGCGTCTAATCTGTCGTCGTGCCTAACCGCACCTTTCTCACGACACATTCGGCTCATTTGATAGAAGAGCATATAAAGGAGACGTTTTTCTGGAGCGTCGTCTTTATTTGAGTTGTAGTCCCAGTCGATGACAGCACGATCAACAACAAGGCGGTGTTGATTAAGGATAGGCTCAAGGGCATCAATAATACGCTCTTCTTTTCGGACATTAGCTCGTACCTCTTCTACGTCAATACCCTGCTGTGTTTGCTGCAGGTGCTTCTTAAATAGCTCAGCGACAAGACCGTCACCAAAGTTAGTCTCCACAACCAGTTTAGTTACTCCGAACTTTTTACACCCTTTTAGAATGTCCAGGAGCGTGTTGTCTGAGTAGCCGTCTCGGTAAGCTCGCACTTCATGCAAGTACAAGTAACCGTTTCGCTGGGAGATATAAGCTGCCGCTGTCTCATCAGTTCCTCGACCCGACGGGTCAACGCTGCAAATTGTTTCTTGATATGGTCCCCACTGCCCTTGGATCTGCATTGGGCTGTAGAAATAGTCTCCAGGTAGCCCGACAGTAGGAAGCTCTTTGAGTACGTTTCTAGGGTCGCTGCACCAGATAATGTCATCAGGAGCGGACTTAGGATTAACACTGGTGACGATAAGATCAGCCATCTTGAGTGGGAATTTTTCAGCGTCGCTGAGGCTTGTGTCAAGCATGAACTGCAACATAAAGTTGCTGCGTCCCATAGACGCTTCACGTTCAAGGAGGTCTTCATGGCTAAATCGGTCAGGGTCAGTTACACTCCAGGGGTCGGCACCTTGGTCGATGTCTTCTTGGAGTTGGGGTGCGATAAGCCCTTCGTAGTTTGCCAGTTTACGAGGAACACGAGCTGGCCAAACAAAGGGGCGGTAGTTACGTTCCGCAAGTTTCCTATAGATGGTAAAGGTAGTTTGTGGAGTACCCAGGTACATAATCCTGGAATCTTCCTTAGGTGTGAGAATTGACTCAGCCTCTGTACAGAGTTGCAGCAACTTCTCACGCATCATTTCAGTCATAGAGTTACCAGGAACTTCTACGTCATCAAGAATCATCAGGTCGGCGCGTGAACCGGTAAGCTGACCAGTAATACCCACAGACTTAACAGAAGGAGCCTGTGAAGGACTGCAGTTAACGTCAAAACTGATACGCGACCACCGAGCATCATCATTTTTAGGTCTTAGGTGGACTAACCAGGGTGTCTCAATGATAAGCTTCTGAAGAAAGATAGACATGTTATCGGCACGTTCTTTAGATGCCGAAATAATCATGATCTTTTTCTCAGGATTATTAAAAAGAGTCCAGAGCACAAAGGCACCCGTAATCCAACTTTTACCTACACCACGAAACGCTTGAATTTGAAGACGTTTTGGACCGTGTTGCAGATAGTCGGCAATAGAGTATTGTGCTCTGGTCGGTTCTGGCAAGTCTAGTTGCGACCACAGGGCTTGTAGAAAAATCTTAAAATCGCCCTGTAGGGCGTCTAGTACGTCGCTCATAAAAAATTACTGGTTTTTAAATAAGGTAATCAGCGCATCCTTTTCTTCGTAAGTCTGTGCTCTGTCAATAAGACGGCGTTGAACTGCCGAAAACTGGTCTACTAACCTAGGTTTACTAAGTTCTTGTCGTTCATCTTGCACTAAAGATTTACCAAAAATTCTTTCAGTAAGACCAAAATCAGGCATACCAAAAAGCCCACCTTTTTCTTGTGCAATTTGACCCATTTGTTCGCGCCTTTGTGCCGTTGCTCTGCTAGCTTCTTTTACTTCACCTGGCTCTGCACCTTGAGCTTGAGCCATAAGATCAGTAAGTTCAATTGTTTGTTGAGCAAGCCCTAAGGTACCAAGACTACCTGATTGAGAAGGCAAACCTTGAGCTGCAAGCTGCAATTTACGATCTGTAAGAGCCATTGCTTGCTCACCAGACATGCCAGCATTTTGCATTGCAGTTCTGGCTGCAAAATCAGCTTGAGCATTAGTTCCGGTACCAGCTTCGTAACTTAATACATCATCAAGATCACTTAACGGTAATCCAGCAGCAGACATTTCTTCCAAATCAATCGGCTGTTTAGCGCCTTTTGCTTGATTGACTCGACGTAATTCTGCAGCACGTGCTTGAGGAGAATTGTTTTCTCGTGTAGTCATATGACCGTTGTCAAGCTCTACACCAGTAATTTGGCGGTACCGTTCTAATTCTTGTTCAAAGGCTTTTTCGTCTTCTAACCGTTTAGCAAGAAAACCAGCTTTAGACCGTCCTTCTGAGAAAAAACCTCCTTTTTCAAGCCGGTCTAATTCAGCAAGGGCTGCCGGATCTAACAACAAGGCTTCAGAACGTGCTTTAGCTTGTCTAGTTTTAGCAGCTTTACGGGTTTCAAGATTTCGTACACTAGCAGTACCTCCCCCAGCATTGATTACTACATGCTCAACCCCTGCAAACACAGGTTTACCTAGATAAATTTTAGCTTTACTAAAAGGTACACTAAAATCAACACCAGGATATTCACCATTATACAGTTGTGTAGCTGCTTGACGATATTCTGCTTTAGTTAACGTTGTCTCCTTGTTAGAAAGATCTTTAGCCATTACTTAATGTGCGATAAAATCAATTGTTCTCTACCCGGATTGTAGCCAAACGTAGCTCGCATCCAGGATAACCAGTTGCTTGTCCCCTTTTCTTGATTACATTTCCGGCAGGATGGAACCAAGTTTCTTGTAATCGTTTGTCCCCCAACAAAGCGAGGCACAACGTGATCCAAAGTAAGTTCATGTAAT